AGCACTCAAGTACATAATGCGCTAACTGGTATACTTAAATATAAACAAAGGATAAAAATGACAAAAAACTTACTACAGAGCGTTATGATAAAAAGTGTTTCTAATAAAAACAATATACTTGATTCAGATGCCTTGATTGAAAAAATAAAATCTGGATATGTTATTAATCGTGGACCAAAATTTCAAACAAAGAAAACCTTTGCCCCTTCAACAATTGCATATAGCCATGGAGAGTGTCCTAGATACTGGTACCTAGCATTTGATGGTGCTACATTTGAAGATAATGCAGATGCATACGGCGCAGCAAATATGACTGCTGGAACTCTTTCTCATGGAAGAATTCAGGATGCAATGATGAATGCTGGAGTTGCAAAAATATTTAAAGATGACGACAACCAACCAACAACAGAATTTAAAATTAGATATGATGATCCACCAATCTTTGGCTATGGGGATGCCATGATTGAGTGGGAAGGCGAAGATATTGTTGGTGAAATTAAAACAATGCTTAACGAAGGTTTTGAGTATCGTAAAAACTCAATGAAACCAAAACTTGGACACCTTATTCAATTACTTATTTATATGAAAATTCTTGGTAAGAAAAAAGGTGTTTTAATTTATGAAAATAAAAACAACCATGAACTATTAGTTCTTCCAGTTGAGGTAGATGATTACTATCGTCAATGGATTGATAATACTTTTCAATGGATGCGTGATGTTCGTAAGGCTTGGGTAGATCGTACATTACCTACAAAAAACTATCGCTCAAACTCAAAGATCTGTAAAACATGTCCTATCCAACAGGCATGTGCAGATGCAGGAACTGGAGTGATTAAACTTAAGTCCCTGGAGGGGTTAAGTGAAACTATGTGAACGATGCGATAATCACTTTGAGCCTAAAGTAAGTTATCAAATTTATTGTGGACAATCCTGTAGAGATGATGCCACGAAAGAAAAGATAGCAGAAAGATATCAAATAACTCGCAGACAAAGAAGAATTGGTAAGAAGAGGATATGTCTTGGTGGTTGTGGAGAGCAACTATCAATATATAATGACTCTGGCTTTTGTTCTAATTGTAACATTAGTAAAAAAGAAGTAGATAAAATGTTAAAACAATTAAAAGGAATTGTTGACTATGAACAAAACTGGTAAACCACAAAAAATATGTGCAATTGATGCTAGCACTAACAGTCTTGCCTATGCACTTTTTATTGATAAAGAATTAAATCAATTTGGTAAAATTAATTTTCAAGGTAAAGATATTTATGAAAAAGTTGGAGATGCAGCAAGAAAAACATTAGCATATTTTGATGCAGTAATAGAAACAGATGCAATTGTTATTGAGCATACTGTGTTTATGAATAGTCCAAAAACTGCTGCTGATTTAGCGTTAGTGCAAGGGGCCTTGTTGGGTGCTGCTGCTATGTATGGTATTAAAACTATTGGAAAGGTTTCTCCAATTACTTGGCAAAACTATCTTGGTAATAAAAAATTAACAAAAGAAGAACAACTATTGCTTAGATCAAAGAATCCTGGAAAATCAGATTCTTGGTATAAGACATATGAAAGACAATTTAGAAAAGAAAGGACAATGAAATTAATTGAAATCAACTATGATAAAACTATTAACGATAATGACGTTGCTGACGCTTGTGGCATCGGTCATTGGGCTATTAATAATTGGGATAAAGCAATAGGGGTAAATGAATAATGCCAGAGTTAAATGCAAACATACCACCAATTGAATGCTACGTACGTGGTAATTTTTTAAGAGACCAAGAAGATAGTCATGACAAATATTTTCCATGTGTAATTTTTGGTGTATCAAGTATTAAAAGCAGAAGTCCATTGTTTCACTTTTTAATGGAAGATGGAGGAATCTGGTGGAGAATGCCAATCAACGCATTTTGTACAAAACCAGGTGTTCCTGAAGAGCCAATTTATAATCTTGTGCTTTGGAACTCTTTTAGTCCACATATAACAGTTACAAAATTTGAAAATTTAAGTAATATGAGAATGTCATATATAGACAGAAATAAAAATAATATTGGTGGAAAATATTTATTTACTTTAGATTGGCATAATCCTGAAAGCAATATTTTAGATGATGGGTATTCAGAAAATCCAGGGCAACATAAGTGTGGTCATGTTATTCAAAGAGATGATGGAAATTTTGCAATACAGCCTAATAATCGTATTAGATTAAAAGAACCATCATTTGTTACTAAAAAAGATTTAGTTATACAAAGACTTATTAATACAAATAAATGGGATGTTGAAAGTTATGATAAATGGGTTTTGGAAGACTCAAATGCTTATGACTATGATATTTCTGAGTCGGAAGTTGACAAATAATAGCATGGCTGCTAAACTATATACATCAGAGATTTTTATGCGTAAGCGCTATGTTATGGATAAAAAGACTCCTGAAGAGATTGCAAAGGAGTGTGGATGTACTGTGGAAACTGTTTATGTCTACCTTGCAAAATTTGGATTAAGGAAATCTAAGAGATGAAACTAAATCCAGTGTTTCCAGACGTTACAGAATTTAGTTGCCAAGACTTATACTTAAACTCTATTGGTGCACCATCTGGTAATGCAATCTGGACAACATGCCATTCAATAGCACAAATGCTTATTGAAAAAAATATTGCCTATGGAGATTCTGCATTAGACCCTGTTAGAATTTTTAGCAAGGCAGATCCAGCAGAACAACTTAGAGTTAGAATTGATGATAAGTTAAGTAGACTAATGAAAGGCACTGAGTATGTTGGAGACAACGACATTGATGATCTTATTGGATATTTAGTTTTACTTAAAATAGCAAAGGAAAAAAATGTCAACTGAAAAAGATTTAGTAGATCACTTAGACCAGGTTAATACTGTTGTAACTGAATATTTAAAAGGTAATGATCCTACAGTTATTTCTAAAGAACTTGATATTCCACGTACTCGTGTTGTTCAACTAATTAACGAATGGAAAGTAATGGCATCTGCAAATGATGCTATTCGTGCACGTGCTAAAGAAGCATTGGTTGGGGCAGACACACATTATACAAAACTTATAACAAAGGCTTATGAGGTTATTGATGAATCAAGTCTAACAAATAATCTTAGTGCAAAAACTGCTGGTATTAAATTAGTTATGGACATTGAGTCTAAAAGAATTGATATGTTACAAAAGGCTGGATTGCTTGAAAATAAAGAACTGGCAGAAGAGATGGTTGAGATTGAACGTAGACAAGAAGTTCTGGTTGGAATACTTAGAGATATTGCCTCTTCTCATCCAGAAGTTCGTGATATTATTATGCACAAACTTTCTGCTATTGCCAAAGAAGGCGAAGTGATTACAGTTGTCCACGATGTTCAATGATTTTTTTGAAGTATTAAAAGAAAACCATTTTGCAGAAACACCAGTAAATGCAAAAACATTTGTTGAGTCTCCAGACTATCTAGGACAGCCACAGTTATCTGATATACAATATGACATTGTTGAAGCAATGAGTCAGATTTATCGTAAAGAAGATTTAATAGAAATTATGGGTGAAGCAGAAGGTTCTGCTTATTTTTCAAAATATACTAAAAATGAAATTATTTTGCAACTTGGCAAGGGTAGCGGAAAAGACTTTGTATCAACTGTAGCCTGTGCATATGTAGTGTATAAACTGCTATGCTTAAAAGATCCAGCAACCTACTATGGTAAACCATCTGGAGATGCTATTGATATTATTAACGTTGCTATTAACGCACAACAGGCTAAAAATGTTTTTTTTAAAGGTTTTAAAACTAAAATTGAAAAGTCACCTTGGTTTGCTGGAAAGTATAATCCTAAAGCAGACTCTGTTGAATTTGATAAAGCAATTACTGTTTACTCTGGACACTCAGAAAGAGAATCGCACGAAGGTTTAAACTTGTTTATGGCAGTGCTTGATGAAATTTCTGGTTTTGCATCTGAAGTTGGAACGGGCAACGAACAAGGAAAAACTGCAGAGAATATCTATAAAGCATTTCGTGGTACTGTAGATTCTCGTTTTCCTGATCTTGGCAAAGTAGTTCTTCTTTCATTCCCACGTTATCAAGGTGATTATATTTCTCAAAGGTATGATTCTGTAATTGCAGAAAAAGAAACAATAGAACGTAGACATAAGTTTATTATTAATGAAGAACTTCCAGAAGGACCAGACAATGAATTTGAAATTACTTGGGAAGAAGACCACATTCTTTCTTACAAAATTCCAAAAGTTTTAGCATTAAAACGTCCAACATGGGAAGTAAACCCTACTCGTAAAATTGATGATTTTAAAATTGCATTTTTAACTGACCTTGGAGATGCAATGATGCGTTTTCTTTGTACACCAACATACTCTTCAGATGCATTCTTTAAACAAAAAGATAAATTAATAAGGTGCATGACGCTAGCAAACCCCGTTGATAGTTTTAGAAGATTCTCAGAAAACTTTAAACCAGATCCAGACAAAGTTTATTACATACACGCTGACCTTGCACAAAAACATGACAAGTGTGCCGTAGCAATTGCACACGTAGATAAATGGGTAAATATTCAGGTAATTAAAGATTACGAGCAGGTAGCACCAATTGTAATAGTAGATGCAGTTGCATGGTGGGAGCCAAAATCAGAAGGACCAGTTAATCTTTCTGAAGTAAAGCAATGGATTATTAATCTACGTAGACAAGGTTTTAATATTGGCATTGTGTCTTTTGACCGTTGGCAATCATTTGATATTCAAAATGAATTAAAAGCAGTAGGAATAAGAACTGATACGGTTTCTGTTGCTAAAAAACATTATGAAGATTTAGCGATGATGATTTATGAAGAGCGTGTTGCTATTCCTATGATTCCATTATTGTTAGAAGAAATGTCAGAATTAAAAATAATGAAGGGTAATCGTGTTGATCACCCTAGAAAAAAATCTAAAGACTTAGCAGATGCTGTATGTGGTGCTGTTTTTGGTGCCATCTCTCATACACCAAAGGATACTAATCTTGAGATTGATATTCATACATGGTCTTCCTCTACACGACTTGCAGAGAAGCAGAGGGCTATGGTAGAATTGGATAACAAGGAAATGCCTGAAGATGTCAGGGACTTTCTTGATAGATTAAACATAATATAAACTAAACAAGGAGAAAGATGAATTCATTTAAAAAGATCGCACTTGTTACGGCTGCAGCAGTAGCAAGCACATTCTTTGTTGCAGTTCCGCAGGCTCAAGCAGCAGTAACTAACGGATATGTATTATCCGATTCGTTGGCTGCAGGTGCTCGTGGAGTAACAGTATTGGCAGACACAACTAAGGCAGAGGCTGGAGTTAACGCAGTACTTGCTTTAACAACTAGCGAGTCTTTGGCTGCTACAGCAGACGACAATCTCTCACTAGAGATTTCTGGTCCTGCAACATTTACTGATTACACAGCAGCAGGATCAAACCCTACAGGGGTAACACTTACCAATTTAGGTAAAACATTTACATTTACAGCAACAACTTCAACAGCAGTTGTATTGCCAACAAATGTTAAGTTAACTGTTAACGGTGCAGGCACTGTAACAGTAACTCAAAAGAAGAAGGTTGGCTCAACCACTTCTACAATTGATATCAAGACAATTTATGCTGGAACTGTTGCAAAGACAAATATTCTTTCTGTAGCAAACAGTTTTGGACGTGTTCAAGATACTTCAACAGCAGGAACTCTTGCTTCTAACGCAGATGTTGCTGGTTCAACAACAGTTGTTAATGATGGAACAGGTTATGTTAACGTTCTTGCAAAAGACGCATATGACGCTACTCTCTCAACAAATGGTGTTCTACAGGCATCTGTTACAGGTGGAGCAGTAGTTGCATGGGACGGTGCTCCAAGCACTCAAGTTTCATTTGCTGCTAAGACTGGTGTTGGTGGAGTTCTCCACGTAAAGCAGGGTACTGCTAATGCAAACAAGCCAGTAGCAACAACAATTACAGTTTCATTTAATGGAACAGTATTAACAACTAAGTCAATTACATTTACTGGACAGGCTGCATCTATTGTAGTTTCTGGTGAAGATATTGCACAGGCTGGTGGAACACGTACAGGCACTTATGACTTCGTAGTCAAGGATGCTGCTGGTAATCAATTGGCTGGAGTTACTCCAACTGCTGATACTACAAAGTACAGTGCACAGGTAACTGCTGTTTCTGTTGCTGGAGCATCATCTGCTACAGCAGTACAAACTGGTGGTTGGACATGCGCTGCTACATCAGGATCAACAAAGGTACGTATTCAACATACTCTTTCAGACTTAACGGTAATCTACTCAAACGAGTTTGATGCTCGTTGTGGTCAAGGTGTTAATAAGTACACAGCAAAGTTTGATAAAGAATCATACCTTCCAGGCGAAATTGCTAAGTTAACTGTATCTGCAACTGATATTTCAAGTGCTAAGGTACACGATGCAGCAACACTTGGAACAGGAGTGGCAATCTCTGCTGGTGGAATGACACTAGTTGGAACAGCAACTTCAACAGATACATTTACAAATGGAGCAAAGACTTATCAGTTTACCGTTGGCAACAACGCTGGTGCGTTTAATGCAGTAGTTGATCTACCTGCATACGTATCAACAGATTCTGCTAAGGTAGTTTCATACAAGATTGCAGAATCAACTGCAACTGTAAGTAACGCTGAAATTCTAAAGATGATCGTTGCACTTATTGCAACAATCAACAAGCAAATTACAGCACTACAGAAGTTGCTTCTAAAGAAGTAAATTCTTAATAAATTAGGGGGCAGACTAATCTCTGCCCTCTTTTTTATGCACTTTTGTTGCTTAATTAAATAAAAAATGATATACTTAACCATATAATTAAACATAGGAGTTAGCCCCCAAATTGAAAAACCTAAAGCGCAAACTGTTAATGGGCTTTGGGGTAGGGCTATGCGTTACAGTTTTTGGAATAATGGCACCAGACCATGCTGGGGCTACAGAAAATCAAGAGCAGGTTGTTGTAAGCCCTGCTCAACAGGCAGTTAACTCTGCTCTTTCTACTGCTACAACAGAAGTCCAGCAGGCTATTACAGCCACAAACAATGCCTTGATAGAGGTAACACAAGCACAAACCGAATATTCCCAAGCCCAATCTGTCACGGCAGA